ACGGGTCTTGATCCGCACCTGTGTTAAACAGGTGCGAACCAAGGACACGGATTCGCTGTTTGAGTTGCGCCCTAGTCATTTATCAACCGACCGGGTTAATTCCATCACGGCCCAAGGAGAGAGCCGCATTGGTAATCGTAACCGTACCCGTCGAAGCAGTCGTGCCACCATGATTAACCATCACGGCAATACGAAGATGCGGCTTCGTCGTATCGGTCAACTGAATATTCACACGCTTTGCAGAAAGCGAAGCAGGAACAACGTAACCAGCAGATACCGGCCCCCAATCGCTTCCAGCAGTACCAGATCCAGCCGAACTGTCATTGGCCCCTTCAACGAAAATGGTTACAACACCCGCAGGAGTTCCAGCCAAGGTAAGCGACGAAGCAATCGTAGAAGTGACGTAAACGTCACAACCCATCATGCCAGTCATACTTCCTTGGATAGGAGCCGTAGCGGAAACAATTCCGGTTTCAGTTGCCGGTGGCACAGGTCCAGACGCAGCAGCATAGCTGGTAAATCCACCTACATTGAGCGTGTTGGAATAACCTCGCTGCCAAGTATCCGCAGCTCCACCAAGAGTGACAACACCCGTAGTGGCAGTCTGAAGAATATGGTTGGCAGTACTAGCGGAAACCGCCGCGAAGCTGAATGTCAGCTTTGCATCTTTAGCCATAATTCAAACTCTCTTTCTTATTACGCAACGCGGCAGAAGAGCCGACCAATAGCACGGGTATGAGGCACCCAGAGACCAATACCCCAGTCGAAGACAACGTTGTGCATGATGCCATTTTCCTTGGAAAGGCCAAGGTACGTTGGCTTGAACGGACCCGACTGCCAACCCTGAACATAGCCAGTGCCATAACGAACAGCATAGATCGTAGATGCAGTTGCTCCAGTAATTCCAGATGCCGATTGAGCATCGGAAATAATTCCAGTAACACCATCAGACTTTCGTCCGACTACGCGCACCGTTGCATTCTTGAACTTCTCAACAGGTCGGTCGAACGAATCCTGCGTAACATCAAATCCAGCACCAATGCCCATGACACGAATGGCATATTCAACCTGACGCTTGCACTTCTCGGACATATACAAGACAATGCCATCTCCATTCGGAGCATTCATGTTGTCAAGCAGTTCTTGAAGATACGCAAAAAAAGTATTTGCAGTAGACGAGGTAGTATTAGCACTCAAGTCAATACGCGCTGCATCAGGAGCAATAACCGACATCTGCGACGGAATATCGAAATCAGCAGCATTGTCCAGACGATACGCAAGGCCGGGGAAGCAGTCCACAGTACCAGTAGCCGGGTTGTTATTAATGAACTTGTCATTGAAGTCATAGGCAAAACCTTCAAGGAAGATCTGCACTTGAGCTTCAATTGGATCAATAATATTGGTCGGCTGATCCAGAAGAAGATGGTCAACAAGGATCTTGTTGCGAACAAGATACATATTCTCTTCGTAGGATTTGGGGCGACCCTTAACTGGAACAGGCTCACCGTTGACGGTAGACCAGTTCGGCAGAGGAATATTGGTATTGAGATACCGCATTCCAACCTGCTTGAGCGACGGCGACGTAAAGAGCGGAATGTCCTTGAGGGCATTCCAAGTCTGGTGAAGGGATTTGGTGATTTCCTTGACGAGCGGGTCATTGCTGATCGCGGCATGATCCGCCAGAGTCAAGGCACCATTGAAGTCAATAGCCATTGTTTTTTACCTCAAATGGATTTACGGTTTTGACCGATACCTAGCAGTTGGCTCAGGGAGCTACGCGCTCCTTGGGAAACTGGTTGCCCACCATTGGCGATAGCAGGTCTTGCGCTATTTCCAGATCCAGAGGGAGTTGGGGCAGCTTGCCCCTTCTGCATACGGGAAAGTAGTTCAGGAACCAACGCCTTGGTAAGGCGATCAACCTGTTCATGCACAATACGGACTGCTTCAGTAGGCTGAACACCACGGCTGACAAGATCATCAACCATAGCTTCATTCTTCTTGGCTAGCGGGTACTGAGCATACGAAGAAGACTTTTGTTGATCCAGCATGAACTGCGACACTTGTTGCATCGCCTGTTGATACCGAAAGCGTTCCAACTCAGCAGCCATTTGCAGCTGGCTAGTTTGCGGGTCCAACAGTTCCTGCTGTTCCAGTTCCCTGTACCGATCAACGATTGCCTGTTCCTGCGCTTGCTGTTGCTGTTGAATCAACGCAGCTTGCACATCGGCGGCAGAGCCAAAACCCTGACGCTCGAATTCGGAAATGACATCGCCCCAACGACTCAACCTATCGTTGGCAGATTTCGCTCGTTCATTGACTTCGCGAAACCTATCGTAGGGAACAGGATTGGGTTCTTCCTGCGCTACAGGTTGCGTGGGTGTTTGATCAACACCCAGCAAGTCATACACATCGTATGACTCTTGGACGCCCGTGTTGTTAACGTCTTGGGCAATAGATCCGGGATCGACGGTATCCCGAACCATATCCATGATGGCGTTTGCCGCGCCGCTGTCCGAAGCCCCGGCTGGTGAATCCGAGGTGAGTGTCACCATCTCTTCCGACATTGTTATTATGTGTCCTTACTACCCGTTCTTGCTAGGATTTTTTTGTTGATCGCCAAAAATATTTCGCATAATTGTTTGTTTGGAAACATCAACCATGCTTTTTGCGGCGTCATTTTCTTGCAAGAGGCGAGAACGTTCGCGCATCTTGGCAAGATCTGCCTCCAATTTCGCACCCTGTTGAGCTTGAATTTTGGAGATATCCAACTGAGTACGCATCTGTTCCGCTTCTGGATCGAATGTACTCCGAGGTTGTTCCGATTGTGCAGCAGCTTGCATAGCAGCTTCCTGCATAATTGCGGCTTGTTCCTGTTGCGCTGCAAGATGTTCCAAGATCATGCTGCTATCAGGCATCTTCAACATCTTGACTACAAGCATATTGGTAGCTGGATCGGCTGGATCTCCAAACAGTCCCATCTGCCTGAATGCCATCATCCTTTGGAGTTTCTGATCCGGTGATTCTTCCTGCGCGGAACCGGGAACGTATTCAATTCGGAACTGACCACCATTCCTGATGTGATCAAACGTAATAACTCCGGTTCGCAATTCTTCCGCAGGAGAACGACGTTCCTCCATCTGACCGACAAACGGCGCAACTCCAAACTGGGATACCAACGCAACTTCCCACTCCTTGATTTTTGCGTTGCTGATTTCAATATCGGATCGGATGTAACTGTGTTGCGTATTGTCCGCACGTTGAAGAAGCCTGACCGATTCCGCAGGTGTTCCCGCTTGCGCCATACCTTGCGACACATCGTGCAAGCCTGCAATATCCATCATGTCCTTTTCAAGGATTTGCAGCATAGGATACAAATCCTGCCCAATGCCGGGGCTTCGGACAATTGCCGGTGGTGCGGTTGCTTGGTTGTAATAGATCTTGCGGTAAGTGCGATTGGCATCGTCCACATCATCGCTCTGATTGTTGAACGCATCGGCTCCGATACCGCTCAACTTCTGAACCATGACGTAATCCTTCTGCGCTTCAAACTGTTCAAGCATTCGCGAGTACACGCGGTTGTAGGTTTGTTGCAGAGGACAGAGATCGAATCCTAGCGAATAGCCATAGACCGTACCAGCACGGGGTTGCCAACGAAGTGGCACGAATGGGAATTCGTCTTTCTTTTGATAGGGCCAATCACCGGCGTAAAGAAGAGCCGAGTTTGTGGATACGATATACCTTCCGTTCGGATACTGGTCATTTGGTTTTTCCCAGTATTCGTAAACAATTGCAGCTCGTTTACGCGATTCGATTTGTCCCAATCGGGCGGTAGAAGCAGGAACCCAACCATTGCCACTACCATTGCCACCTTCAAGATAGGCGTCAATATAGCCAGAGTTTTGTCCAGAGATAGCATCCGCGCTTACCTTCTTGCCAGCTTCTCCGTAGCTATCAATAAACCAAGAAAGAGGACGCACCGATCCGTGAATCATGTATCGAATATCTTGATCCCGCTTTGCCGTCGGATCAACAAAGACATCGAACGCTGGCAGGATTTCCTCTCGCACATCGCCAACATTCATTTGCTGATAACCAAGAATCTCATTGGTATCTGGATCAAAGAATGGAATAGTCTGAACACCTTTGGCGTCCCAATAAATTTTCAAATAAGAAGTACCACAGACACAAGCCCATCGAACTCTTTCTTTGAGCTGCGTTTCACGACTGAACTTCCTATTGAAATGATTGCAGATGATGTTGGCTTCATCGGATGCATACCTATCGGTTTCCGTATCCGATAGAGGAATTGCATATGCATCTGGAGAAACTTGCGTAAGCTTGCCGACTACGCCATCAATCAGGGGGCGCATCTTTTGAATGGTGATGTATCGGTTGGGTTCGGTAGGATTTTGCAGCTGAATGAGATTGCGAGTCTGGCTTGCAATGCGAAGCCATTGTCGTCCTTCAAAGAACGCGGTGGACAATGCCCATTCAAGTTCCATCTCTTGCCGTGCGCGATACGCAAGATCAAACTGATCGCGTACAAAACGAACTATGCGTCGTTCTTCTTCCACATCCAGTTCTGGTGCTTGTTTCCAGTCTTGGGAATTGTGGTCGAGAGTAAGATCTTCATCATTGACAAGATCAACGTTCTTCGTTTGAAACGAACCCGGCGTTCCATTATTTTGAGGTGCGTTCAAAGCAGTCATACGTGGCCGTGTGCGTTCGGCCATTTTCATTGCGGCAGCATTCAAAATATCCGCTAGTGCCATCACAACCACCTCTTATCGGAAGTATTCTTACGTTTCGGGTTCGGCATAATAATTAGATGCCAATAGAGTAGCAACAAAACAACAAATTGTCCTGCGGAAATAGCAACCAAGAACAACATAATTGTTTGTTCAAATGTCAAAGCCATTCCCGTTTCCTATCTTCATTCAGCCAAGATGGTTTGTTAGATTGCTTGACATCAATCTCTGGGCAAGCAACAGGATATTCCCGCCACATCATTCCGTAACGGAACGAGTCTATGGCGTGATCGTTCTTCGTGCCGCGATCAATCTCTTCAGGATCGCGTGGATCTGCCATAGTTTTGGAAAGTTCACGAATTAGATTCTGACATTTCCGAGCTATGACAAGTTTTGGTTTTGGTTTTCCATCCACCATGCGTGTGGCAACCAGCCATTCCTTGAGACGCCGCCAACCAGCCTTGCGATCCTTGACAGCACGAACCGCAGGAAGACCACGCTCCCACCAAATTTCCACAGGATATTCACCAATGCGTTGCCTGACATCTTCGGGAGGGAATGTATTGGCCCAGTCAAACGCAATCGCTTCCAATCGTGTATTCCATTTTGCATCTGGAAACCTGCGATCAGAAGGTTCCGCAGCACCATGTATCTGCAAGCAGTTCAATGCAAGTTGTGCTTGGCTGGATGACACATGACCTTTTTCATAGACCTCATCAATAACATAGATGTTTTCTTTTTCATCTGATGCATACAGTATGAACGAACATGGTGCGCCAGTACCAAAGTCGTGACTTGCCCACATACGCCACCACGGTTGAATCTGTATGGAATCAACAACGTGCCAAGGCTCTCCATCCAATCCGTATTCCCTAAAGTCTGGAAAGAACAGACCGCCGACACCTACTTCATGCTGACATTCACGAAGGAACGAGATAAGTCCATAGTCATCAATCTCACGTTGACAGACTTCAATGGATTTGTGGGACCACGATGGTGTGCCACCCGTGATCTTGTATCCAACGCGCCCATCATCTTTTTCATCCGTCGTATATGTCAGATTCTTGATGGCAGGAACAATAGGGGATTGAACGCGGCTTTGAAGCATATCCACTTCACCGCTTAGAACCTTGGACATCACGCTATTTGCATGAATCCTGTTCTGCACAAATACGATTGCACAATCGGTTGACTTCGCAGGAAGAATTGTTTGCGTAATCGTTGAAATCTTTTTGTCAACACGACTCACGCTGTCATCAAGTTCATCAATGTCGTCAAAGATGATGAAGTCAGGTCGAAGGAAATCAAGCTTGACACCACGGGCACCGGTATCAAGTCCGAATGCCAGAACGTTGAAACCGTTTTCGGTTCTCAATTTGGATGCGTTCCATCCTTTTGAGAATCCGTACTTGTTGACGGCACGTTCGATACCACATCGTTCCATCGTGGTGGCAATATCTTGAACGTGCCTATCTGCCATCTCTTGAGTAGCGCAGACATATAGGAGGAATCGTTTGGTTGCTTTGACTGCAATGCGGCTGGCAATCAATTCCATTGTCGTTGATTTGCCACCACCACGAAACCAGCATTCGATCAGGGCAGGTGGTGGGTTACCATCAACAATTGATTCGGCCCACTCCCATGCGCGAATATGATGTTCGGCAAGTGGACTGGATGCAGCGTGTGGAGCATAGGTGCGAAGCCATGATTTGTATTCAAGATCGCTACCTTCGATTGGGTATGCCCTGCCTTTGTCGAAATCCCCAACCTTTATGATTGTGTCAAACTCATCCTCCATAGCTTCAAGCAGAGCTACGGACAACGGTTTGTCTGGGCGTATGAACTTCTTAAGGTTACGAGGTGTGACTCGCGTATTGACAGAACTACGTTGTTTCATCAACTACCTCAGCATCAATAACATTATTATCAATATCTTGTTGATACACTTTAAGTAGCCGTGCCACGCCATTTTTAATTGACGTTAGTTCATCCGCATTTCGTACAGATTGTTTCACAATGCCTACTACCTGCATAACCAATGAATACGCCTGATCTACTTCAAGAGTATACGCTTTGGCGTGAGCAACTCGTTGTTCGGCTTCAACTAGTTGCACACGTTTGGAAATAAGATCAACGACTTCATCCGTTGATTTAGCCTCATCTCCACCTTGGGAGAATATCTCTCCCATCTTCTTGAATGATGCATCAAATGATTCGGTATCGGATGCGCGATAGGCTTTGTTGGCCGCTGAGTAAAGCCCTCGCAATTCTTTGAATACCTCAATGCCAAATCCAGATGCGGCAGCTTCCGCACGACGATCAATTAGTGCGGTCATGTATGCCGCATCATCGCGCAATGAAAACAGTTCTGGGTCATCCCTGTAATCATCAATACGACTAAGCAATTCGCTCCCAATGGTTGCGAATCGTTTACGATTGAGGGATGCAAGACCGTGTTTAAAGTTGCCTGTGTCTGGCCCGATAGCAGTCAGACCGCCGTGTTTGGCACAGAACCTACGACCTTTGACTGGTCTCATTTTGCATTGCCGCCCATTGACGGTTGCATTGCATTTCGTTTCAACGATAGCCAGATCTTGTGTTTCCATGCTTGTATACTGTCAATATGATTGACGTTTCTGACAGCAAACTATACAGCCATTATCGGTCGAGTCACATTGATGCCTTGCTTGTTTCCGAAGCATGGTGTTCTTCAATACCGATTTTCAATGTATTGAAGTATCTTCAACGGGCTGGTCACAAGTCTTCGGAATCGCAATTCTCCGATATGTTGAAAGCGGTCTGGTACTTGGTGTACGAGACCGCTTCCGAGTTCATGCCTGTTGATCATCGCCGTTTGCTGGCTGATGGAATTGTTACTGATCTTCGTCGTGCGATTGAAGATTACTCGTATCCCACGGCGACTGACGCAAAGCAGGATTCATCAGATTCCCAATCCGCGTCGAACTTCCCATCTGACCAAGTACGCGATTCGCTTGTAGGATCTGTCCCATTCGATTGAATGGAATACGCTGTTCCTGCGGTTGCGTATTCTGAACAGGTTGTTTTGCTGGTCGTGCCATTACTTCTTCTTGAAGGGCATCGGCTTGCCCTTGCCCTTGCCCTTGCCCTTTGCAGGAGGAGGCATCGGCATACCCTTCTTCTCAACACCCATCAGTTCGGACATGGAAGGCTTACCGCCCTGCATGGCCATGTCACCTTTCGGATACGGCATACCCATCGGCATTTCACTTACCTCGTTTTTTCTTTACAGCAGCCGCGCCTTCGGACATTCCGATTGCAATGGCTTGCTTTCGATTCGTCACCTTTTGACCAGACGACGACTTCAAGGTTCCAGCCTTGAATTCATGCATGACCTTCTGCATCTTGCCTTGCTTGATGCCCATCAATTTGGAAAGCATTACTTCCTCCCAGACTTGACGATCAGAGAACCAAGTCCTTCATAACTGGGTTCTTGTGCCTTGCCGTTTTCTTCCGAATCGTCTTCGGTTTCACCCGGTTCTTCAACTTCCACCTTGGAGTGTTCCTTGGTTTCCATTTTAAGAAGTTCGCGAAGTGTGGGCTTCTTCTTCAATCCATGCTCGGCAGTCTCCATTGACTGCATCTCAGCAGGAGTAGGTTTTTTCTTAAGCCCATGCTCTCCCTTTTCCAACAACTGGACGGATGCGATGGATAAGGAGTTGATATGTTTGTTCATATGGTTGAGCATAGTTAGCAGTTCCAAGCCCTAAGGCTTTTGCGAAGACGCGAATCTGGATCTTTGGCAGCGTTGGGGAACTGTTTCGCCATGCCACCCATACGAGCGCAGAAAGACTTGCGGCGTCCTGCGTCCGCTTTGGTCTGCGGATTGGGAGCGGGTGGTTTCAGATCATTGCCATGTTCCCGCTTGAAGTAGGCACGACCGGCGGCATTTAGACCGCCTTTTGGATCTTGGTATTTTTTCAGGACGCCCATAGTATTGATTATAGGCCAAGTTACCAAGATTCTCGCAACTGATATAATTGTCGCAAACTTTATAGGATGTGCAGCATGAATAGATTTGAAGAGGTTGAGTTGCTTGAACTGATTGCCGAAGGACTCACGGCAAAGGAAATGTCGGAGCGTCTAGGCATCAGCGTTCGTTCCGTCAACTATCGTTTGCAGTTGCTGTACGCCATCTATCGCATTCCCAATGGTACGCGCAGGAACATACGTTTGCTCAATGCTGTCGGTATGATTGGCCCGCCCAAAGCATAAAACACAATGCCAGCCACCGGAATAGAAAGATGGCTGGCATTGGAATCAAGGGGGAAAGGAAAAAAACCCCTTGATTTTGTCAGGCGAATGGATCTTCCAGATCGTCTTCGCCGGGTAGCGGAGGAGGAGGCGCAGGTGCCTTCTTCTTCACGAACGAACCAAACATATCGGGAGCAGCCTTTGGTGCGCTGTCATCCTTGCGATCCAGTCCGTTTACTTGATCGGCAACCACGTCCCAGTAAGTGGTCGTGCGCCCATCCTTTTCGTGCTTGCGGGATTCCATCCTTCCGCTGACGGATACAAGTCGTCCTTTGGAAAGATAGTTCATTACGAACTCCGCTTGTTTTCCCCACACCTTGACGTTGAAGAAATCGGTTTCCTCTTTCTTCATACGACCGACAGCCACGGAAAATTCGGCAACGACCTGCGTTCCAACTTCCCTAGACTTTGGTTCGTCGGTCAGACGCCCAACGATGCAGATGCGGTTCATCGCGCTTCGCCAGCCGATTGCGTCCATTCCACGTTGCGGTGCGGAGTCAGCCCATTGATGACCATCAGGGCAAACTCAAGGACAAACTTGGCGGGAAGTTTGACGCCGCGCTCGTTCATGTAGATGTTGTAGAGGATGCGAAACGCGCTGGAATAGTCCTGCGCCGTTTCAATACGAACGCCATCTTCGGTCTTCCAGCAGATCTCAAGGGATTCGCCGTAGTTGTTGACATCCATGTCCACTTCGACATCGCACGACTGATTGTAACGAATGATCTTCATCTCTTCTCCTGACTAGAGTATGTCATTTCTGACGACAAATTGTACAGCGCGTCTGATTAATTTGCAAACCGATCTATATTATCTTTGCGAATTGGTTCTCCATCATCGTGATAGAAACGTACTTTATCCCTACTGATAAACATTGGTATTTCGCGAAAGGTATCAAGTCGTGCATCGTATAGCTTGATTGCAACGAACTTGTCTTCTTCATTTGCTTGATATGCCAACGTTGCAGCGGAATATGTTTTCTTTTCTTTGTTATGAAAGACAACGCACCAGCGTCCCCGTGGTTGATGTGCCGAAAAAATAACATCGAACATCCTGCCGATAAGGAGACCAAGCAATAGGCCGACTAGAATGAACGCAATGATTTCCATGACATACTCCTTGTTCAATGGTTCTAGTTAAGTTGGTTCTAGTTAAACGTAGTGAGGGTACTGTTTTTGACACCCTCCCCCTGCAGGTTTTGATGTCCTCCCCCTGCAAGGTTTGATACCCTGAAGAGACTGGAGATTATCCCATGAGTAGTGCGAAACGTTCCAATCCCAAGCTGTGGGACAAGGTGGTGGCCGAGGCAAAGGCAAGCAGCAAGGGTGGCGATCCCGGCGAGTGGTCTGCTAGGAAAGCACAGATGGCTGTGACGGAATACAAAAAACGTGGTGGTGGTTACAGCGGTCCCAAGGAATCCGACAACAGCTTGTCGAAGTGGACAAAGGAGAAGTGGCGCACCAGCGATGGTACGCCCAGCGAAGGCAAGAAGCGTTATCTTCCCGACAAGGCGTGGTCTTCCTTGTCCGCATCCGAGAAGGCTGCAACCAACGCAGCCAAGGCCAAGGGCAATGCTGCTGGAAAACAGTTTGTTGCCCAACCAAAATCAATTGCAAAGAAAGCATCCAAGTTTCGATGAGGCCAGAGAAACGTCCTATTGCAGAGGCTACCGCGTTCGGTGCGATTGCCAACATTGGTGTGCAGGAAGAGGGTGAGAATCGTGGAACGTATGTCGAAGCGTATCAAGCCGCGTGTGTTCCTTCGATTCCTCCCGGTTCTCCTTGGTGCGCCGCTTTCGTTCGTTTTCGGATGAAGGCAGCTGCGAGCAAACTAAACATGGTGTATGACGCCACGTTTCCTCGTAGTGGGTACACGCCCGACTGGAGCAGGTGGGCCAAGGCAAACAACAAGTGGGTATCCGCATCCGATTTGAAATCGGGAGATGCGTACACTCGTTTGCTTCCCGGCGATCTGGCGTTGTTCTACTTCCCTATGCTGGGCCGTATCGCCCACATTGGAATCATAACCAAGGTATCCAAGCGTGGCCTCACCACCGTGGAGGGCAACACCAGTCCAGAACCTCAGGATGCGGACGAGGTTGAACGCGATGGCGATGGAGTATTTATGAAAGACCGTCGTTGGTCGGAGCTTGGAGAATATGGTGGCGTATTGCTTGTTGATTTCTAATAACGTACAATTGCGTTGTTTCTAGTCGGTTCTCCTTCTCCTAAACAAAGAGGGACCACGGCAGTCTCCACCGTGGTCCCTCTTTTTTTTGCGTCTGCCTAGTTGGTATTGTAGTATGCTTTGACATATTTGTCAATGCAGGAGAAGGTAATGAAGTTCGTCCCACAGGAAACGACAGGTTTGATGGTGTTGTCCGAGGGTGGTTGCAACGAGTTGTTGCCCCAGACCGGGGGTTCCGCAGGTATTGACTTGATCGCCGCCCATGTCGCCGTCGTGGAGTTCGGCAACATCACGATCATTGACACCAAGGCCGTCACCGCAATCCCTCATGGATTCTGCGGCATGGTGTGTTCTCGTTCCGGTCTTGCTGCAAAGCATGGCATCATGGTTGTCAACGCACCGGGCATCATTGATTCGGACTATCGCGACACGATCAAGGTCATATTGACCAAGGTGACGCAAGATCCCTCAATGATGACCATATACGCTGGAGATCGTATTGCCCAGTTGTTGTTCGTGCCTGTCGCAGTACCCGATATCAACGTGGATAAAGAGCGAAGCGGCGGTCTTGGATCAACCGGAACCTGACGTAGCGAAACCGTTGCACTCCCAAGAGATTGGCATCACCGAGCGCAACGGTTCCACGCTCATTCTATCATTGAAAGGAAACAAAATGACAGGACCAAAAGCCCTTGAAAAGCTTATTGATGGAACAGCCACATCCGTATCCAGACCAACAGGAGTAACGATCGTGAAAGATCTGGATATGGCTGGAATAGCCAAGTTTGTCGTGTTCGATCCATTCGATGACACTCTTCATTATCTGCCGAAGGATCACAAAGAGACTACCGCATTGGTTGATACGGTCAAATTCCTGTTGATATCCGACATCCTGCTTCACGACGACTGGGAAATAGACGAATCATAACCTGCATGATGCTTGATGAAAGCATCCCAGATGACAGGCACCTGTTCCTCAAGCAATTTGGCTATGGCTTCCGCTATTTCCCTGTGTTCAACCTGCGTATCTTCCGTCATACGCACCTGACAGTAGTGCAGGAACGACCGTATGGACCCGGCCATGTACAATTTTGTGTACGAACACATGGGCAACACCGCCCTAGCGGATTCCCTAGCTATTCCATGCTCAATCATCTGCTCATACGACTTGTAAATCAAGTTCATAAGAGCGTTCGCACGTTCCACGATAGCCCTTTGAGTACCATTGAGCGGCTCATCACGCGATGATTGCCTATTCGTCGCCCCAGATAGGCGCATAGAAGGCAAAACAGGGGTATTCCGAACCGTTGAATACCGCTGACTGAACTCCTGAAACGCAAAACTACGGTGCCTGATCATCTGTGCGCTGATTTGCCGGGTAGTTTCCACCCCAACAACCATATGCGCCATCTCGAACGGACTCCAATGTCCATGCTTGATGCAGTAACGCAGCAATTTTGCAGCGTCGTTCCCCTGATTCTCCGGCGATGACACCCTAGCGCAGTACCCAATAAGCTTCTCAGCCTCAGGCGTGATCGAAATCAGCTCAACACTCACCGCTTACGGTCCTTCAGCGTCTGGTGAATGTCCTTCGTGACGTTCTCAAGCTGCCAAACAACCGCCTCAATCTGAGTGGCATAGTGTGAATTCGCACAAGCGCGTAGAACACGACGCAATTCACTCGTCGAATCAACGACGAGATCATGCCAACGAACAGCATCCTTCTCGTAAAACGGCAACGGCTTTGTCGGCATTCGTTCACACCCACTCCCTCACCAACAACGGCGTATACGGACCAACATATGCACCAGCAATGTTGTACTCGACAAAGTCAACGGCATCCGAATAGTCGTCATCGCCAGTACCAGCGATATGCACCGCGTCGCATACCCGGTCAAACCCATACACCAACACATCCCGCCACTCGCCATCGCGCCATATACGCGCACTACCAATCACTGCACTATTCAACTCGTCCCAAACAATAGCCTTCTTGTCAGCTCGTTCGACAGACTCCTTGAACACTTCCTCAGGCATCACCTTGTCCATAACCAAATCATACCAGTTGTAAAGTTATTGGCAACAATGACAATCCATTTGCATGATGAGATACTCCAATATGGCGTTTCTACGTCGGGAGAAATAGATATATAGGGATGAGAATTTAGGTGTCGGAGTCCCGCCTGTCACCTCCGTTGGGTGGGGTGGGGCTTCCCTTGGGGGGTCTGTCACCTCCGTTCGGGTTGAAATTGGAGTCCTCGCGCATATGCGTATACGGGCGCGGCCTCCGAAGGAGGCCAAAGGGAGTCCTCGGCTCGGCTGGTTGGCGGCTCCGAAAAATTTTTTACGAAGTAAGTCCGAGGCCGGCCTTGACAACCAAACGTCGCCGTGATTGAATGGCCATGTCGGTTCGCCGGCCTCGCTGGAATCACCCAGCACCGTCCACACTCCGAAGGAGTACCTACCTTGGCTACTGCAAAACAGAATATCGCTGCTTCTCCGTCTCCGGAGATCGTCTCCGACGAACCGATCGCCTTGGTTCCGGAAATGACGGTGAAACTCTCTGCCGACAAGAAGTCTTTGGAGATCTCGGTTCCTCTCCGGAAACCGAAACTCTCCGGTTCGGAGAAGACCATGTCGGTAGCATACAGCAAGATGCGGACAAAGATCACCGTAGGTGGTCAACCGGTCTACGTTATCGTCAACGGCTTCTGCTACCCCAAAAAGTAGCGTCCGAATCCCTCCCCTTCGGGGGAGGGATTTTTTTTCGCACCCACCCACACACACACCCACGCACACGCACCCACGCACACGCACACGCGCACCCACCCACACGCACCCACGCACACGCGCACACGCGCACACGCGCACACGCGCACACGCGCACACGCGAGACCCCACCCAGCGGAGGTGACAGGGTTTTCCCTCGCGCACACACGCGCATTGCACGGGCGCGGGGCTGTCACCTCCCTTGGGTTGCACGGGTATGCATAATGCAAATGCATTACATAATGCTAGGCATTAACACATAATGCTACGCATTGCATATATGCTTTGGAGTATGCTGGGCATTGTCACGGGATGCGGTACTGTATTAATTCGTTGGTACAGTACCAATTTATGCATACAATACCGGCTTCGGTCCCATTGTAAATTCCACTATGCCAAATTCCATTAGCATAATGGTCCCATATAGATAGATTTCTATTGGCTATAAAGCATTATGTTTTGGAGGCGGCTGGGCCGATTCCTTGACAGCCAAGCCTCGCCGTGATTTAATGTCGGCGTCGTTGCGAATCGTCGCTTCGCCGCTTCATTCCCTTTGGAGGAATACCATGACAGTTGCTCAGTACGTTCACATCTTGGACCTTATGATTGATATGTTGCATAACCGGATTGATCCGTCGCAACATTTGTTCAATACCCTTTACCAAATTGAACGAAAAGCATTCAAGGGGAAGGGTCGAATTGCAAGGTACGAAGAAGCCCAACGGCTTATTCGGGATAGCAATCTTGCCTTGAATATTTGGGGTCAAAAATCTGCAATGCAACGCCTTGAACAGGTTAAGGCAATCATGTTGTTGCAAGATGTGAAAGACCTTATGGTAAATCCCAAGTTGCCATACGCTTTCTGAGTTTGGCGGTAGGGGGAGAGCAATCTTCCCCTACCGTTTTCCATATATACGATTGACACTATGGCGTAGTGTTAATCCGTACTGCGTATTGCATATATGTGGGTACGCCTACGCGCGTGTGCGAGACCCAGCGGAGGTGACAGCCTCCTTCTCCTGCATATACATATATGTTTTATGCATGGCGCGGTACGCCATCAATGCATTCACCATAATGTGACACGGTAATGCATGGCATGGAATGCGATACGCATATATGGGTCCATATATGGAGCATTGTCATGGGACATTAGCATTATGGTTTGGAGGCAGACTTGACAGCCAAGCCGAGCCGTGCTAGAATGTCGCCACGTTGCCCCGCCGAGCCGATCGGCACCGACCTGTATGGAGTAAACAACAATGCGTAAGATCGAACAGCAAATGATTGCCGCCATTAAAAATGGCAAAGCCATGAATGGCGTTAACACTACGGTATCTTGGGATTGCCAGTCCCATACCTGTACTGTGAGATTGTTTGGCAATACCATTGCCACAATCGAACCCAATGCGGATGGCAACTATGAGTTGCATTTGACAGACGCCAATTGGAAAACGGCAACCACGAAAAGCCGTCTCAATGCATTGTTGAGTATGGTTGGTGGAAGGATCAGCCAGACTGCCAACGTCTGGCATTATTGGGACGGCAAGAAATCCCAATTCTTCCGAAGGGGAGTTGTCATTCCCTTCGATTGGGATATGCTCTACTAATCCATATGGAGGCAGGCTTGACAGCCCAGCCTCCAAGTGGTAGAATCTTCCCGTCGTCGCCCCGCAGGGAGCCAGCCTCCCTGCACTACCCTTAAGGAGTACGTTATGACTAAGACTGCCAAGAACCTTCAGATTGTTGCCGGGTTGTATAGCATCATTGCAGATGCCGAATACACAATTCGCACCAACAACGATAACTTCCGGATGGTTCTGAGGTCCATTGATAGGACCGTGGATGCCACGGTATGGGAGTGTATTGAGCAAGATTCTCCATTCTGGGCTATTAGGTCCGAATGGACTCTTGTATTCGATATTGCAGATAGGGAAGCCTTCTGCGTTGAGCAAGCCCTGAACCAGATCAAAGTGGTTCAATCGGGACTGCGTTGCCTTGAGGCTGGACTTCGAGGCAAGTTCTAAATACCCAATGGGGGATAGTAATATCCCCCATACTTCCCCCTAAGGAGAAATCCATGAATCGTCTGTGGCATATCAACAAGATTCGGAATTATGTCAATCGTATGGCAAGGGACATGGCGGCTGGCCGTCCCTTCGACCAGACTCTAATCATAAATACCCTTACGGCGTATACCGTAAGTGGACTACAGTCTAGTGCTATTCGCCAAAGCATTGAACGCCTTGCCGATAACTGGGAGATAGGCTCTGGCAAGGCACAGGTGAATCGTAAAATTCACCGCAATATCATCAACTATCTTGCCATCCAAAAGATGGTGGCCCGTATTGAGGAATGGAGCAACTGACATGGCTATATCTACAACGTATCAAGATGTACGGTTCGTCAACCTTACCCCCCATGAAATCAATATCATTGGGGATACAACTCATACCATTCCACCTAGCGGAATGGTGGCAAGGGTCGCCACAAAATCCCAAAGGACAGGAGTCTTTTTTGGGATTGACATTTTCGCAACTACATTCGGAGATATACAGGATCTTCCTGAACCAGATGGCAATTACTATATTGTTAGCAGCATTGTCGCCAATGCTGCATGGAAACAGGGTAGGACAGACGTATTCTGTCCTGCCGACCTTGTCCGTGATTCGGAAGGCAAAGTCGTAGGCTGCAAGGGATTCAATGAGAATCCCGAATCGTATCAGTAGTATAGTTTGGAGGCGGGCTTGACAGCCAAGCCTCGGCGTGGTAAGATTCCACCGTCGCTTCGCCGGGTCGCCCCGGCTCTCTACCCTACAAGGAGTAATGTATGAACCGTACACTTGAACCCATCGTTGAAGCCGTAAAGAAGAGTTTGGCCGAAGGTAAAAGCCCTTGGGTCAAGCCGTGGAAATCTATGGGCCATATCAGGCCCATTAACGGAGTTCACAATACCCCCTATCGTGGAATGAATCTTTGGTTGCTTTGGGCAACCGGAGAATTGGCCGGTTACGAAACCGGTCAATGGGCTACTTATAAAGCGTGGAAGTCTATCGGTGGCAATGTCCGTAAAGGTGAGAAGGCTACGACCGTAGTCTATTACGGCACCTTTGAGGATGAGAAGGAAGTTGATGGTGTCTCCACCATCAAACGTATCCCAATAGCAAAGCCTTATTGGGTATTCAACCGAGACCAAGTTGATGGTCTTGAACCGGCAGAAATTAATAAGCCTTGGCAAGAAACGGATATTGAATCCGAATTGAAGTCGGCTGGTAGCCGAATCAAAGTCGGTTTGAAATACGGTGGAGACAAGGCTTTCTATAGCCCGATTCGTCATGCAATCGGACTGCCCAAACCCCAGCAGTTCGATTCGGAGAATGTCTTTTACCAGACATTTGCCCATGAATTGGGCCATGCCACCGGCCATGATAACTACCTTGGTCGGTTCGATCAAGATACTTTTGAGCCGAATGGCTATGCCAAGGAGGAGTTGGTCGCTGAGTTGACAGCGGCTCTTACCCTTCAGCACTTCGGGATTGATGACCCACGTTGCCAAGAACAGATTGTTAGTTACTGTGCCGGTTGGGCCGGTCGAATCGAAGCCGACCCCATGATGTATATCCGTGCAGTAAGTGCTGCACAGAAAGCGTTTGATCTTCTCTTCCCTCAGGAGAAAATCTATACACCCAAGGTTGAAGAGGACACTATCGAAGTCGAACTCTAAACTACTTCGCCGGGGTAGAAATACCCCGGCACCCTACCCTAAAGGAGAACTCTATGTACGATACTGATTGCGAATATCGTCGGGACTATCGGGTTCAAGCCCGGAATGAACCTAAATGGTATGTCTCGTTCGACGAGCGGACCATGACCGCCATCGTCATCAATGAAGATGAGAATGGTGACGAGGTGGAACGTAAAGTCAAGTGTCATTACGAAGTGTGTGACACTTGCCGGGGAACCGGCACCCACGTTAACCCTAGCATTGATTGTGGGGGATTAACTTCGGAAGACTTCGACGATCCCGACTTCAGGGAAGATTATTTCTCTGGTATGTACGATGTCACTTGCTATGAGTGTAATGGGAATCGTGTTGTCCCGGTTACGGAGGAGGAAATATGAATCTGCTTGTTCATCCCAGCAATATAGATAAGTTCAAGAAACTTATTGCCCGAGCAATGGGGAATCATCCCGGTATTACCGTGGAATATGGCAATGAATATATTGCCAGAAGGGTATGGACCTATACGTCGGAGGGCGAAAACGTTGGGCAAAAATCCACGCCGATCGCCGTGATTCCCGTAGTTTTATCCATTCCGAATTTGCCAGATGGTTGGCAACTGGTTGCCCGTCGTGAAGGTAACCTTTGGGAATGGTATGGATCGGCATTGACGGATGCCGATATGCGAAAGTCTTACCGGGAAACGAAAGTTTCGTCGCAGGATTGCCAAGTCTGCGGCATGAATATCAAACGCAATGAAACGTTTGTTATTAACCGTGGAACGGAGCGGCTTCAGGTTGGTGGCAACTGCGTTGCCCAGTATATTCCAACCGATTTGGTGAAGGCATTGTCTGCCATATCGGAAGCAATGCATCTTGTTGTCAACCTTGACAATGAGGAGTTCGACGAATCTTGCATTCAAGGTTTGACCGATGGATGGCATGAAGTGCAAAAGATATTCCGTATCTTGGAATACCTTAAGCGTGAACCCTATATACCGTCGAAGGATCAATGGGATAACCGCAACGACAATGCAACGTGGCGTCGGTGCCGGGATATCCTAAACCATTCTTGGTCTCGTTATGAGATGGAGAAAGATTTTGTTTTTGATCCTGAACGCTACGCCAAGTTCGTGGAATTTTCCAAGGACGAACCTGATATGGTTCGCATTCTTGAACAGGATTGGTGCAAGGCAAAAGACATTGCCTATATGACCGGATGGCATCGTCGTTGGGATATCAGTACCAATAGCGAAGATTGCAACGCACCTGTCCCAACCGGACGCCATGCCGTAACCGGCAAGATTCTATCCATGAAGTATGTGTCCACCGACTTCGGTGAAACACTTAAGATTACCCTTCAATGCCAAGGGTACAAACTCTATGGGTCCGTACCGAGGTCCGCTGAATGGAAGATAGGAGATACCGTACAGTTTACGGCTACCCTAACACCAAAAGAAGTAGGCTTTGGTTTCTATTCCAGACCGATGGTATCTGCCCGGTAATACGGGAGGCTTGACAGCCAAGCCCGACCGTGGTACACTTCGACCGTCGCCCCGCCGGGGACTCACCTCCCCGGCACTCTCTTATAGGAGCAACCTATGAATCTTCATGCTGTGAAGCGTCCGAATATTCCTTCGGTCAAGCGTCTTTGCCATGCGTTTGGAGAATGCGGTTACGAGATTCGTATGAATCTTGAATCGCAACGACGTAATTATCCTCGTCGTCCTATGTCCTTGCTTATATCCGATGTAATCCTTGATGGGTATGGCGTCGAATGGATTGAATGCAATGGACATACGATTGAGTATGTCAATATGGGAGATCCATATGCACAAACACTTCTGATTGTCAATGGCAAAATTCGCATTGGCGATTGGGGTAGCATCGTCGAAAAGTGGTGTATGTGATTTGTGAAAGGACTTCAATGAATCCTACCGAAGCCCGTGACTTTGCAATGACTTTGCATGGATTGACCATGCAATTGCTTTCTGATCTGTCTGTCCCGTTGACTCGTAACTTTACTGCGGAAGATCGGCTCGGCAAAATTGTTTATATGGCCCAAGAAAAAGACTGGTTGGACCACAACATCAAAGCCAAGTCTGATCAATTCAATGCTTTGCCTTGGCTTATCAGTAGTGTTGTTCATGAGTTCCAAGAAGCAGTGAAAGCAGGGACCAACCGTGCATTGAAAACCCAATGCTATGCGCTGGCTAGGGAACTTCGTGCCTTTGCAAATGGCATTGATTACGCTTTGAATCATATTTCCAAGTATGCCCAACCTCTTGAAGGAGAATCCAAATGAAGAAGTATCGTTTCAAAATTGTGAATACGTTCATCATTGAGGAAGAAGTTGAGGTGCCAAACGAGCAAGACTTCCATGCTATTTGGGATAAGTGGTATGAGGACCACAGTGGATTGACTGGAGAGTTTGAGGAAGAAGAATCGTGGTGGGTCGAAGTCAAAGATAACAATGCGGAAGACAACAACACAGGAGAATCTGAATGAAAGCCAAGAAGTCTATTCCCTTGACTGCCAAAGATGTGCTGGCGTTTACCAAATCGGCTATGGAATCCAAGCCATATCCAGCAAGTGAATTGGCAAACATTATCTATGACATGGACTATGCCCAGATTGGCAAGTTGATCGCCGATCTCCGTGAGTTTTATGAAGGTAAGTCTTTTCGCTTTGAAGTGGATGGAGATAATTGCCTTGAAGAGATTTGCATTCAGATTGTTTTCGAGTGCATCGAATCAATGGCAATTCCATATGAATTTCATACAATGAATGAAACGACAGTAGTCAAGCAACGCATTCACTTGAGTAAGGATTTGACCACAGAAGATATTGAGCAGAGGCTGAACGAGTGGTCGAAGAAAATTGCCAAGTCGGAATGGTGGGATTCCGAATCGTGGACTACAAGTTATTGTAGAATCTTCCCTGATAAT